GGCTTATATCGCCAAAGACGATACCTTCATGAGAGATAGTGTCGAATATATTATTAGTGATACGTGTTCCGGTTGACCCACCATACAACGAGTATCCTAAACCTAGTGCTATGCCTTGATACAGTGTATTAAACTTTGAATTAGTTACAACAACACCTTTAGTCTGCTGGTTGGTATTAATACCCCACACTGTGCCGGAAAATCTACATCCATCGAGTAAAATATCTGTAGTTACTAGACTAACTGTACTGCCCAAACTGACGCATGATGTACCCAAAGCATTTGATGCTAGGGTTGATGTAGTACCTACATTAGAAAATGTAACCCCGCGAAATTCACAATCGGTCGCGGATTGAATCAAGAATATGCTTTTAGAAACATCTAGACTAGCAAATGCCATGTTGGTGATAGTTATACTAGTGGGCGGAGTAGCTCCACCACTACCGATGTTTACAGTTGTCTGCTGCAAACTATCAGCCGTCTGTGCTACAAACGATCCAACACCGCCAGTACCCACCATCTGTATTATAGAACTTTCTGGACCTTCGCCATATAACATAGCGTAGGGAGGAATATCGATTGTACTACTAACTACATACACTCCAGCCGGAAAAAATAATCCCCTGCGAATCTGGGGGTTTGATTGACGGCAATAAAGTTGATATAACGCACGGTTTATCGCAGCCGTGTCATCAGTCAATCCATCGCCAGTTGCTCCAAAATCTTTAACCGATGCCCATTGGTCCAACCACATTTGAAGGCTTGTAGTAATCGGGGTACTGGGAGTTGGGCCTGTTTGTACGGTATATCCCGCTGCAGTACCTTTGTAAGTGTAACTAGCAGATAGATTTAAAATATCGGAAAATTCAGTAAGGATCTCCGTATTGCCGATGACAGGAGCACCTTGATCTAGCGTGCCGTTACCTATATATAACTGGCGCGTATCGGTACTCCATCCTAGCTCGCCGCCTGCTAATTGAGGTAGATCTATATTTAAACCTAAACGGTTTGTAATCTGACTAATCTGGACTATGGCCACTATTCTATTCCTTGTTGTCTATTTACTATTTAGCTTATCAAATAGTACTGTTCAAGACGACGCCACCATAAGTCAACATATTTGTCGTATTCGCTACCTTCTAACACAAACTCTTGATATATCGGTTTAGAAAGTACATTACCCATCGCATCTGTTTCAGGCTTGACACACATCAATATTACACCTTTGCGTATATTTGTACCATATACTTCATTGTGACATAGAGAATATGCCACTAATTGGAGAAAATAGTCTTCGATCCAATCGCGTTTTTTTTCTTTGTTAGTTTGTTTGTAGTCTAATATAGATTCTTCCCCAAGATGTATGCCACATCCATCTGTGGTACCGGCGTATAATTTTGGAAAATATAAAGGAATTTCAACTCCCCAAAACTCGTCAACATTCTTTAGACCTTCTTGAATAACTACCTCTGCCATGGCGTGACTTGCCCATCCAAACGGATTAGTTCCTCGTTCTTTTATCTCACCAGTTTTAACATAATGCTCTAGATAAGTGTGCATTCTAGTTCCCCTACTAGCAGCTTCTGTAGTGATTTTTTGGGCGTTTTCAACCCCGACACGTCTGCGCCATGCTTCTAGAGCAAGTTTTTTCTCTTCAGGTTTAGTTTTATCTAAAACGGTAGTTACACTGGGGACTCGCTGCCCTTCGGGTGTTTGATATAATCTAGCGCCCTCTTGAGTAGTTCTTGATAATGCTTGATACTGGTATTTTGGATTGTACATGCTTTATATATTAGCACAATACCATCCACAAGTCAACAATTAATTATTTGTTCATACTGCGCTTCATGGCAGCTTTAGCGTTTTGACTTACTATCTCTTCGGCTTTGTCAACTGGCATAGTGGGTGCCACATCAGTATTGCCTTTAAATTTTATGATGCCAGAAGTAGGTTCATAGGGTTCTAATACATCAGATAGTGGAGGCTGGACTATCAAATTACCGATAAAATTCGGAGCATTACTATTGTTGACATCTGCTGTGACGTCAACGCCTAGATTCTTTGCTAATTCTACAAAGGCAGTTGCGGAAAACTGTTTTTTAGCGTTAGTATCATCAGCCCTGCCGGCTAAAAAAGCAGCAAGAGACGCTAACTTCCCAGTATCAATACCCGTATTTTCTACTTCAAAAATAAGCATTACTTACGTTTGGCGCGACCAAGTTCAGCATCGCCGCCTTGAGGTTCTGGCATTTCTTCAGGAGCTGGCATTTCTTCGGGCTCAGCAACATCAACTGCTTGATCTTGAGTCATATCTGCGTCAGGCTGGGCTGTTTCTCCTTCTTGCCCAGGAACTACGGCAGGTGTAGCCTCTTGACCAGTTAATACACTTAATGCTTGATACAGTTGACCTTTAGCATTTAATATGTTTTGAGTTAATGATGATAGCGCAGCATTGGCATCATTACTAAACTGCGTCATACCCTCTAACCCCAACTGATTTTTGATCTGCTCCATCAACGCTGGTAAATCTTTGTACTGCATAGAAGTCACATCTTCTAGCATCTTTTGTACTTCGTCAATCATATCTTGTGCTGCTAGTACTACCTGTGCTTGTTGTACTTCGCTTTCACGTAATACACGATAAAGATTGCGTCTTAAGTGGGCATCTTCAGTTTGCAGAGCAGCATTGGCTACCATCTGCGAATCTTGGGCATTAAGTGCTTGACCTTGATTAGCTTTCTGCATTGCCATTTTTAACTGAGGATCACTTATGTTATTGATTTGAGCATCACGTTTGGCTTTGGCTGCTGCTTGTCCGGCAACCACTGTGGGGTTTGGCATCACCATATTCTGTTGTTGATTCTGCTGATTTTGATTAGCTCCGGCAGTTGCGCCTACAGGCACAGTGGAGGTCTCCTTGATCTTAGCAGATAAAACTTTCTCCATCATCATTAGTTTAAGATAGGCCGGATTGCGCTCGCTGTGATGGAAAGCGGATGTTTGGCGATGTTCGACTATAAGTCCACGCACTTTATTCAACATGTAGCGTGCCTGATGACTAGACATTATGTCTACATTTATACTATCATCAAAATAACTTTCAAATACCTTAGCGGCTTGTTTTGATGGGTTGGCGGATGCCAGTTCGAACAATTTCATTGTTAAGTCCTCGTTGTTGCCAGTATTTAGCCCAATTTATACATTTATCTAATTGAGTTTCTAACTGTTTTTTATGAATAATTTTCGTTTCTAATTTTGTTTCAACTATCTCTTGAAATTTAGCATCGTTGCTACGGTCAGCTAAATTAGCGCGAGTTTTGATGTCAGCTATCAATGATACCAATTTGGCATCCATCGATAATATATCTCGAGCTAGTCTATAATTTTTATATTTATCAGCAATACACCAACTCAGTGCCGTTTTGGTACTGCTAAAAGTACCCACTTCTAAATCTTGCTGTAACACTATACAACTAGTCTTATCTTTGATGATCTTATATCTATTGAAAACTAGGTAATCACCAGCCTTGTTCTTCCAGATAATGTCGCCCAACACACTATCTAATTCTAGCTTAAATAACTTTTCTATTTCTTTCGTATCTTTCATTTCAATACGTAGTTCATGAGCAGATACCCTATGGTACTAATTAAGAATCCTACTAGTCCTGTGCCCCAGGTAAGTATCTGGTCATTATGCTTTTCCGACATCTTTTCCAAAAGACCGTGAACTTTATTAATAGTGTCGTGTAGTTCAGCCATCTTATTGTCAACGTTAAGCAATCTACTGTCTAACGCATTATAACGCTCCGCACACAATTCAACGTGCGCCTCTAAGCTCTTTTTCTCGATATCTGTAGCCTCGACCATGCTAATCTCCAATTTAATATATTTATGTTAAATAGTCAAACCATATGTTTTGATCTTCGCCATCTGTTATTAACACGGGTAAAAGGTCATACGTATTCTCCAAACATAACATGGGAATGCCTTCGGCATCCAATAATAGCATCTCAACTGGATGTTCCGGTGTGCCAAACACCCCGGGGGTATCAACTTCAAATTCAAAACTCCAGATTTCATGATGTTTTTTAGGGACTTCTATTTCAAAAATCTGAGTCCGCATACTAAGCAATTGGGTTAAAGTTTCCCAATTCCTCTGCTGATTTCTAGCTTGATTCCACGTAATCTCATCAACAATATTCTTACCTGAACGATCACGAAATGGGATACGTGACGATTTGAAATGTCCTGTGACTCCAGTTGCGGTGATATCAAACAAGGTTTTACAGAAAAATCTCAATCAATTTTTACTCAGATGGTATATAATTTTAGCTTGTTCTAAAATGCTATGCAGAGCAGGATTTGTTTTGGCTTCTCGCCTAATCTCACCCCACATTTTATCTTCCTGCAATTGATCTTGTATACTTTTAACTTTATCGCTTTCGCTGTATAATTGTCTCATAGCACTACCAGATTCTCTCACATAGATAGTTTCACCACCATCTGGACTCTCGTATATTATTGCTTCAGTAATTTTATTAGTTATCATTATCTATGTATTTAACTACGAAAAGTCAACACAAGATATTATAGTCAACAAAAAAGCGCCTTGCAGCGCTTTAATGTGTAACATACTTCTAGATATATTAAGAAGCAGAGGTAGCTGTTGATGCCAAACGGAAACCAACGTTTGTTACTGTAGCTGCTGCTACGTTGCAATATGTGTTAGCAGTACTGTTGTAAATATTACCTAAACCTTGAATAGCGGCTTGCAATGTTGCTGCTGTGTAAGCGCCAGTGGGGTATACCGCAACACTCATGTCAACTGTGTTATTTGTATTGTCTACTTGGTAAATTGCCACAGTAGCAGTTTGCTGAATCTGTTGTAAGATTTGCTGAACTGCGCCGTTAACGCCAGCTTGATTAAAAGCTGAATTACCTAAACCGATACCAAAAAAGTCTAACTTAGGACCTTGAAGGTTAACTGGTGTACCTGCTGGACTATATGCTGTATTTGCTGATAACTGTGGGCCGTTAAGCGTGTCAGTTGCGAATACTGGTTGTGAACCACCGTTTACTAATGGAATTGATGCCATGTTATTTCTCCTTAAATGTATGAACCTTTCGGTTCTGCATTTATTTAGCTTGCGGGAGGAAAATCACAGGCTTGGATTTTATCGTGTCCGTTGCTGATTGGCACGGCTAAAATCGAATCTATTGACAAATTTAACAGTTCCACCAGGTATGGCAACTACCCAACCCTCTTGCCCAGGATGTTGCTGATCTAATTGACGTAAAAGATCAGTTTTAATATCATGCAACAGTACAAAAGCAGCAAACGCAGCACTTATACCATCTGCGTTACTACTAGGGCTTTGTAGATATTCTGTGATATTTTTAAATTTGGGAGCTGTTACTTTGGTTTTCAACCAATTGACAAATCCAGGAAGTAATTGATTGGCGTTAAATTCCGAAATAGTGTCATCTTTAACTAAACTGTTTATATAGTCAATGCAAAGTTTAGGAAGATCTGTAATTTTCAATGCTCTAAGTTCAGCTGGATTAAACAACGTGTTAATATCTTTGCCATGACTGGCTACTAGAGATTTAAGCTGTTTAACTTTAGGACTACCCATCTTTGTATCTGCGCCAGTAGGCTGTACATTCGCTGTAGGGCGTATGGGTTCTATCAATAATAGGCCAGGTACGGGATTCAGCTTAACTTTACCCAGTGCTTGTTTAGCCGCGCCAGGCTCTGAATACTGTGTATGTATAGCTATACCAACTTCGCTGTTTCCAATCTGCTGCCCTAAAGGACTTGCTGCTGGTATAGCATATTCTATAGTATTAGGTTTGAA